TTATCGTCGAGAACCGGGTCGCCGTTTTCGTCTTTCACGACCTTGACCTTTTCATCGACGATCCACCCGGCGACGATCTGACCTTTCGATCCCTTCTTGACGTGACCGCCCGCTTTTTTGATCTGGTTGAATGTGGCGTACTCGCCCGGCTCATAGTCGAGCAGGAACTGGTTAATGAAGTTGTACGGTTTCCCGGTCGAGTAGGAATAGGCGAGAGTCTTTTTCAGACCGCCGTCCACGACAGCCCCGGATACCTTCCACGGTTTGACCCACGGAATAATGCCTTCTTCCATCTTGCGGATGATACGATCTGTGATAACGTCGTATGCTGTAGTCTTGTTTGCCATTGCTGCTGCTCCTTTCTATTTCCCTGTTTCGCTCTTGCTTTTCAGCGTCGGACTTGTACCGACGGACAGGGCGTCCCGATCATTCGAGATCGGAACGCTTGTAGTACCGAATGAACTCGTGCTGCTTGTAATCGACAGCCCCGGTTTGCCAGACATCCGACAGATAAACTCCTACTTCAATAAACCCAAACCACGTTTTGGCGATACATTCGATCCACACGTCGCCATTCCCGGAATCGTCGCTGTAATTGTTCCATGCCCGGGAATTCAACGCCGTTTCAGCGGCTGCGCTGATGATCTCTTCTAATCCGTCGCTGTCGGTGTCTTTTAGGGCTTCTCTGACAGCCATTGCAGCCCACTCTCTCGCTGTGACGCCGTCGGTTTTTTCATACTCGATAACCGCTTTCATCATGTCGAGTTGATACCCGGTGTAAATCTTCTGATCCTTTGGCATTGATACTTTCATGTTCATTCCCCTTTCTTTAGTCCCATACGCCGTTTGGGATCAGCCATTCCGGGACGTTTACTCTTTTGCTGACGTATTTCTTGAGGTCGTCCGGGATCGCATCGTACTCTGCTTGTCTTTCCTCTGAAAGCGGTTTGCATTGGCTTTTTGCTACCCATCTGAAATTCGTTCGCTGTCCGTCACGGCGATTGTTAACTTCCTGCTTTACGAGATAGGCTTTTTCCGTTTCCCGGACGACTTCTCTCTCGATGTATTCTCGATACTTCATCTTGATCCCCTTTCTTTCGGTCGGTGGTGGCGGTGAGGTCGGTTAGGTATGACCTACTGTTGACATTGAGAATTGTAAAGGATAGGTCACACCGATGTCAACACTTTTTTTGAAATTTTTTTCGGGATCGCAAAAAAGCCCGGGATCATGGGAAAAAATCGTTTACAGTTTGTCAAACAGATTGCAGCGGTCGCCGGGATCGGACATCGTGAACAGCACTCAATCACGCTCAACGTAACTCAACGCAACTCAACGCAACTGTGCAGCACAAATAGACATAAAAACCGGGGATGATATGATATAGTTGATTCTTTATAGAGAGGCGGTGAGCCGATGGCTTGGAATAAGCCGATATGGTCGAATGTCGACAAACTCTCCAAGGACATTGACGACTACTTCAAGCATTGTGAGGACAGTAAGTCGATCCGTGAACTGAAGAACGGCGACTTAAGGATAAGACAGGAAAGTCCAACGATGGTAGGACTTGCAAATTGGCTCGATGTCGATAAGAGTACTATATATTACTATCTCAACGGTGAGAGAGGAAAAGAGGTACATAGCGAGGAGACATATAATGCGATAGTCGCCACGCTATCCCGCGCGAAACAGCGCATTGAGAAGGGCTTGATACAGCGGTCGTTGGATGGTGATTGCGATCCCCGGATAGGCGGTATGCTTCTGACCAGTTTCGGGTACAATGACGGCGAAAAACAGCCCACAGCGGTGACCGTGACGATCGCCGGGCTGCCAGATCAGGCGAAAGAGTGGTCGAAGTAACTATTCGTTAAAGACGCATTTAACGAATAGTTGAACAGCGACAGCCAAAAAAGCCCAGAGTTTAGGGCTTTTTTTGTTGTTGTATTGAAAGAAAAGGATCGCCAAGGGGATTTCTTTTTTTCTTCCCCCCGGTCTTTTTTTTGAAAATCGTGCGTGGGAAGAACCGACCACGGTCGGTTACCATCCGACCCCCGGTAGGTACTGATATATGAATATATCTGTATATATGCTGAATTGGTAACTTTTCTAATTATATATATTTATTTATAAGTTATATAGGAGCAGACCTACATCTCTTCGTTTCGTTTCTCCTTTCTTTTCGCTTCTGTATGCCTCCGGGTCTGCTCCTTTTTTTCGGAAGGGGGAAGAGGTTATCGAGAACGAAATAATCTGCCACTCGTTTTTAGGCGGTCACGACATCACCCTTATTCCTGTTTCGGACGTGCATCTCGGTGCGAGGGAGTGCCGGGAAGAGGAGTTCCGCAAGTTCGTCGCATCGGTTGCAAACACACCGAATGTGTATCTTACGCTCGGCGGCGACCTAATCGACAACGGCACGAGAAACGGCATTACGAACGTATTTCAAGCCACTATGCCGCCTCATATCCAGAAGAGGGAGATGTCGAACATTCTCGCTCCGATCCGGGATCGCATAGTGTGCCTTGTTCCCGGCAACCACGAAGCGAGATCAGGAAAGGACGCAGACGATTGTCCGCTTTACGACATAGCCTGCAAACTCGACCTCGAGAATCTTTTCCGGGAAGAGTTCGCAATCGTCAAGATCCAACTCGGCAAGACAGATTACGGTAACGGCATACGGACAGCCTCGAAGTTCCGACCGACCTATACCTTAGTCGTCTCGCACGGAAACGGCGGCGGTATGCTGCCGGGTGCGGCGGTCAACCGGGGTCAGCGTTTCGGTTACATATTCGACGGATGCGATCTGCTTGTTCTCGGTCATACCCATGTGCCGTACAACATCAAGTACGCCAAGATCAAAATCGATCCGCACAACAACAAAGTCACGGAAGAGTACTTCAAAGTCCTGTGCGCTACGTCTTGGTTGGAGTACGGCGGCTATGCCGCACGGAAAGGATTAACCCCGGCGGCGTTTGCGGAACAGACCTGTGTGCTTTCAGGCAAGCACAAAAACATAAGGATCACAATGGAGTAGGGGGTCTTTACTACGGCAACAGTAAAAGTAAAGTCTCTCCAACTCAAGGGAGAGCCTAGCGAACGGCAGAAAGAGTTTTTCCTCGCTACGGCGAAGCACATCGCATACGGCGGCGCAAGGGGCGGTGGCAAGTCTTGGGCGATGCGGCGCAAGTTCGTGCTTCTCTGCTGCAACTACCCCGGCATCAAGTGCCTGCTCCTGCGACGCACTTTCCCCGAACTCGAACAGAACCACATCATTCCTCTGCTTGCAGAACTTAACGGTTTCGCCCAGTACAAGCAGACGGAACGGTGCTTTATTTTTCCAAACGGATCTCGCCTGAAACTCGGCTACTGCGATACGGAAAAGGACGTTTTCCAGTACCAAGGTCAGGAATACGAGGTCATCGGCTTTGAAGAAGCGACACAGTTTACCGAATTCCAGATGCGGTACATCGCTACTTCAAACCGTACTACGAGGACGGATTTCTCGCCTCGAATCTATTACACTTGCAACCCGGGTGGGGTCGGTCACGATTTTATAAAGCGGCTGTTTATCGATAGGCAATTCACGGAGTACGAAAACCCCGACGATTATGTCTTTATCCCTGCCAAAGTTTCGGACAACAAAGTCCTCATGGAAGCCGACCCCCAGTACATCAACAACCTCAAGGCACTCCCGGAGCATCTGCGCCGGGCGTACCTCGACGGCGATTGGGATATCGTAGAGGGTCAGTTCTTTACAGAATTCCGCAGAGAGAAGCACGTCTGCAAGCCGTTTCCGATCCCTCTGGAGTGGCGACGCTTCAGGGCAATGGACTGGGGCTACAACGACCCGACGTGCGTGCTGTGGTTTGCGGTCGCTCCCGATATGCACATTTATGTGTACAAGGAGATTTATCAATCGCAGACGCTCGCTTCGGACATGGCGAAACTCATCATCCAGACGAACGGTCTGGACAAGGTCGCCTACACCGTCGCCTCGCCCGATATGTGGCAGAAACGAGGCGCAAAGGATGTCTCCGGGGGCGAGTGCATTGCGGAGACGTTCCTGCACAACAAAGTTCCTCTCATCAAAGCCGATAACGCAAGAGTTATCGGATGGCAGAGGGTCAGGGAGAATCTTGCGGATTCCCCGGACGGTACGCCCTATGTGCAGATATTCGACAACTGCACGAATCTGATCCGCACTCTCCCTACGCTCTTCATCGATCCGCACGAGCGAGAGGATGTCGGCGACGGATGCGAAGACCACGCAGGCGAGGCTCTGCGGTACGGTCTCATGTCACGTCCATCCCCGGCAGCGGTCGAGCGGCAGAGGAAGAACAATGTTATTCCGTTCGCTTTGCGAGACACGGACGACCGAAAGGTCAGCGGTTTCATGCAACTGTTATAAGGAGATTCTATGCCGAATACAGAAGACAAAACGACAATGCAAATTATCCGTGAGGGTCTGCTTGTGCCGCATAAGCCGGGCGATGCCGATACGGATTTCGTGGATGCCATTACCTCTCTCTTCAAAGAGTTTGCGGACGATTACGAAGAAGAGTGGGAGCGGATCGACGACAACGAGGAGATTTACCAAGGTAACCATTGGGAAAGCGCAGAGGAAACGATGCATTCGGACAACCGTAGTACTTTCCCGAAACCTGTTACTCCTGTTATCACGTCCACGATAGAAAACATAAAAGCCGACCTTTCGGACGAGTTTCCGAAAGCCGTCTTTCACCCGGATGCCTACGGCACGGAAGAGACGGCGAAAGTGCTTACCAAGGTCGTTCAGCAGGAACTCGATGCCTGCGGTTTCGAGCGTGCTTACGACCGCATGGTGCAGGATTTCCTGAACGACGGTTGGACTCCGATGGAGATCGGTTACGATCCTACTTTAAATCTGGGGCTTGGCGGTGCGTACATCGGGTACGTTGTGAATAAGAACTTCATGTGCGATCCCCAAGTTTCGGACTTGCAAGAAGGACGTGCGTGCTTCAAATTTGCACGCCGTCCTAAAGATTGGTTTCTTCAGCATTATCCTGAACATTACGAATACATGGACAACGGCGGCGCATCCGATTCCATCGACGACGACCACGAGGATTTCAACTCCACGACCGCTCCGTCGGAAAAGGACAACTTCCTTCTCATCGAGGCGTGGTTCAGGGTATACGATCCCGAAAAGAAAAAGTACTCCGTGCATATGGTGCTGACGGCAGGCGGTCAGATCCTCGAGAACTCTCACGACGAGAAGCCTGACGGTTACTTCAAGCACGGTATGTATCCGTTTGTTATCGCTCCGCTGTTTCCCCAGAAAGGGTCTGCGCTCGGTCTGGGCATTACGGATATGTTCAAGGACGCACAGCGGTACTCCGATAAACTCGATCAGATCCTGCTCGTCAATGCGCTCCGTGCATCGAAGCCTCGTCTGCTCGTGCAGAAAGGCGTTATCGACAGAGACGACTTCATTGACTTCAACAAAGAGTTCATCGAGGTAGAGGGAAGTCCGGGTGCTGTCGCTATGTGGCAGGACATTCAGCCTCTTCCGTCCTACATCATGAACTACATCCAGAACATCCGTGAGACGATCAAAGCGGAGAGCGGTGCGAACGATCAGGCTCGAGGCGAGACAAGCGGCGGCATCACAGCCGCATCCGCTATCACCGCCTTGCAGGACATGGCGACGAAGAGAAGCCGTCTCGAGTCGAGGGCGTTCAATTACGCTTTCAAGGACGCTGTCCGAATGCTCGTCGATGTTCTGCGTGAGTTCGCTGTCGTGCCTAGAGAAGTGCCTATCACCGTGAATGGCAAACTCAAGAAATTCAAGTTCTCCAATGAGAACTTGAGCAAATTATTCGGCAAGAACGCAACGCTCCCGGTCGAGTATTTCGTGGAAATCAAGACCGCTCGTCAGACCCGGTACTCGATGATGACGCACAACGAACTGTGGCTTCAGATGATGTCCACGCTCGCAGGAACGGTAGACCCGGTCATCATGCTCGAGGGCATCGAGGGCGACGAAAAGGAAGACTTGCTCGACAACATTCGCAGGGCGCAGGAAGGTGGTATGCTCCAACTTCAGCAGGAGAATGCACAGTTGCAGCAGATGGTCGCACAGATGCAGCAACAGTTGAACGACTACTCCGATCTCGTTGCCCAATCGCAGGAAATCATCGACAGAGACATGACGGCGCAGGGAGAGGGCGGTGGCATGATGCCGCCTGAAGAGATGCAGGGCGGTATGCCGAATCCGCAGACAGCGGAAGAATTACAAGGGATGGATGTCTCCGGCATGGCTGAAGACTTCATGTAATAACAATCCACAATCCATCACTCCACTTCGGGTTCGCCTATCCCGATAAATAGGCGTTGTAAAGGAGATACATGGAAACAAACGAAATGGGCTTCATGGAAGAAGTCGTAGATCCCCAGAATGACGAAGTCAGCGTAGATGACATTATGGGAGACGGCACGGTCGGAAGTTCGCCAGACGACGTGGCGCAGCCGTCAGAGCCAGTAATCAGGAATCAGGCAGACTTCAACGCTGCCCTGAAAACTCGCTTGCAGGAAAAAGAAGCGAGCGTGGCTCGGCGATATCAATCATCGCCAGAGTTCATGTTGGGGCAGGAGTTGCTCCGTGAGAGAATGCAGAACGGCATCTCTGCGGAACAGGCTTATCAGCAGATTCTCGACGAGAGAGTCAAAGCGAAAGCCGAAAGTTACAGACAAAACCCACAGAACTTTTACGAGGACTATCTCCGTCAGCAGAGCCGACAGGAGTACCGTTCAGGTTCAGACGATGCCTCGTCTCTCGCAGAGCAGTTGATCTCTGCAAGGGAGATGGGGTTGCTCCCGGAAGATTTCTCTCCGAAGGACATTACGCCCGATTTCATCGAGAATGTTCAGGAATTCGGCGTGCGTGGCGCAGCGAAGATTTTCAATGCGTCTCGTGTTTCGACCGACAACGTCGTCTCGAGGGTATCCGCTAATCAGCGTCTGCCCAGACCGATGAAGACGGACGGCATCAACGTACCGCCGCCG